AACGCTTTAGTGAAACGATTCGCATGACTTCTTTCTGCCTTTGCAAGGGTTTCAAACCAATCTGCAACTTCATCAAAACCTTCATCACGAGCAGTCTTTGCCATTCCAGGATACATATCTGTATACTCATGTGTTTCACCGATGATTGCAGCTTGTAGATTTAATCTACTATCTCCTATAGGTTCTCCTGTCGCTGGGTCACCACAGTCTTTTTCTAAATATTCCATATGTCCATGTGCATGTCCAGTTTCACCTTCTGCTGTTGAACGGAATACTTGTGCCACATCATTTTGTCCTTCGACATCAGCCTTAGCTGCAAAATATAAATATCTACGATTCGCTTGTGATTCACCAGCAAAAGCGTCTTTTAAATTTTGTTCTGTCTTAGTTCCTTTTATACTCATTATTTTCTCCTATAATATGAAATCCCAAAATAATGCTATTGCAGATACAAAAAGTACTGCTTTAACTATATCAGGTAAATCATTACATATGTCTTGTATTTTATCAATCATATTGATTCTCCAATTGCTTGACTATACCACTCAGGAACTTTTGAAGGTTCTTTCCATGTAGCAAAATCTCGCTTTTTCATTACATAATATTTGCGGTAACTTCCTACCACATCACCTGGTACTTTACATTCATCTGGCATAGCAGGTGTAGGTAAAGTGCCGACTACATTAAGAGGAGAATTTTTAGGTGGATTTCTCAATACTTCTTTTAGTTTTACAACTGAAGTATGGTCTACACCTTTAAACCTCTTCTTAAATTCTTCGTTAAGAGCAATGAAGTGTCTATACAACCAGTTATAATTGTATGCACTTTTCATAACCCATTGGGTTGATGGATGATTAATCCATCCTGCCTTGTACAATGTCTGTTCCATCATAGTATCAGGATGACGCCATCTCTTGATTTTGCGACCATTCGCTGACTTACCATGATACATAACACCATCTTGTACTCTCTGTACTGCACATAACATCTGTGCTGATTCTAGTATCATTTTGACTACATGTTTATCACATGCCATCTGAGCAGATACTTCTGGACTCTTATCTAATGCAAAAATGTTCATAATATGTCCATTATACAGGAGTTTATATCGTTTGTCAAGCTATTTTTACACATTATTTTTGTATTTATTATCACTATCTGACCATGTATGTATTTGATTCAACTTCAATTTAATCTCATCTGGACTTAATATTGCTCTTTCCTCATCGGTAAGGGATTCTATAAATTCTTTATAGTCCCTATCTTTTTTGTAATCTTTTTTATTTGCTGTAATTATTGCAACTAATTCTTTAACTAATTTATCTTTCTTATTCTGTACTAAGTTTTTAATATCTTCACCATTGTCCTCTAATTCTTCAACGGTTTCTCCGATTAACATTCTTCTTTCTTTAAGAGATATGTTTGCTGATATTAACATTAATACTGCAACAGGGTCAAATACAAATATCAATATTATAATAATGATTCGTACTGCCTTGTCAAAGTGATTTACTGCTTCATCACCATATATAAATTCTGCAACATACTTGATAGGACCTAAATCTGCCTCTAACTTTAATTGTTCTGTTCGTATGCCTGCCTTTTTATCTGATAGTAAATTAATCTTATTTAAACTTTCTTCTATCGTTTGTTCAAGTGAAAGTCTTTCTTGTTTTTGATTATTTCTTTCAGTTATTGCTCTTTGTGAACTACTAGTAAACCAACTCGATTCTTCTGATTGAGTTTCAATTAAATTATCCATTCTCGTTAATTGTTTTTGAGAACGATTAATTGTCTTTTGTCGTTGTTCTATTTGTTCATCTAATATTTGTACTTGTAATGCATTATTACTTTCTGGTACAACTTGGTCTAAATGTGCCTTTGATAAGAATCCGAAAATACCTACCGAAGTTATAAAAATTAAAACTATAACTGCACTTGTTAAATAATATTTAATTGATTTTGGTAATAATGGATTCTTCCAATTATTATACAACCAACTTGCTATAACAAGTTTTGCAACTTCTAATGCACCACCCATAGCATATATCGCTGTTGTGGCACCTGCAAATAAAGCTGCTAACCCTATTATACTATAACCTGCGGCTATAATTGATAGAGATATACCACTAATGAGTGTTAAGTAAGTTAAAAACATACTTATATTTATAATGATTCTAACTCTTTAATTATTCTTATAACTCTATTTGCATAATCAGGTGTTTCACTATATCTAGTCATAGTTTTTACTGCAACCTTAGGATTCATCTGTTCATCATTTAATAATTTCTGTGTTCTGTATCTTCTAAACTTATAATATGCTTGATGTTCATTCAATAAGCGATAGTATTCTTTTACTGAATCACATTTATTTAAAAATACTCTGTACATAACATCTTGATTTTCTTTTGCATGTCTATGAGGTACTTTGTTTGAAAATGCTTTTATACCAAATAGATTGTTTGAATCTTTTGCCAATTCTGATTCACCCCAGCCTGTTTCTAGAACTGATTGTGCAATTATCATATTTCTAGGTATGTAATTGTTTCTTGTTATTGTTGATTCTATTTTGTTTACACATTGATTCAATCTATTAACATATTCTTCCTTGTTTGTATATTGGAAACTAGGTTCAGGAAAATCTCTTAGTATATATTGATTCGGATTAAATGTACCGATATAATATATAACTAGTGTATAAAATGCACCAGCGATTATCTGATAAAATATATTAATTATTCTGTTAATCATTTTACATAAGCAACATAGTCATACCCACCAACATTGTTAGGTAATCTTCTAGAAAGAAATACTAACTTAGTATTTAATTTTAACATTTCTTTTTGTAATTTGTTTCTTTGAGTAGGTGTTAGATTGTCTTCTAAATCTTGACCCCAATTTCCAGTATAATATGTTATGACTGGTGATTTGTAATACTTTTGTTCTTTTGTTTTTTTAATATTCGTTTTTAAGTAATTTTTAAGAAACTTAGGTGCTTCTATCAACTGTTTTTTCAAAAATTGGTCTATCTCTTTACTCATAATATAATCTCCATGTTTAACTAACTTCTTTTACTTCCTGCACAACACATTTCGGTATTATTGTAGAATTTCCACATTCATCAATACTACCATCCTCTTTAAAATTAAAATCTGATACAAGTCTAATCATATCTTCATCATCATCATCACTTACTAGAAAACCTGTACTTAAACATCTGGGTAAATCATCTGATTTTACATCTTCAACACTTCGCCACGAACTATCAGATTGTATATCAATCCATATTACATGGACAAATTTATAAGGTATTTTTTTAATTGCTCTCATTTATCAACTCCTTAACCTTAACTAGGTTTTTATATTGTAAGACATTATCTGTCATACTATTAATAGAATCTTTAATTAAATTTTTGTATTCTTGTTTTAAATAAAATATGGAAGATAGAGGATGTACTTCTACATCAATAAAGAAAGCTGCTGTATCTTTATCAACTGTTAATGTTCTTTCATGTTCAACTCTAAAATATAAATCATCTAATTTATTGAAATTCGGTCTAGTATAACTTGGGTGATTACTTAAACTTCCTAGTGGTGATATGCCCCATGTATATCTTTCATAAGATGAACCACTTGTCATAGCACGCCAGATACCATCACTTGCCTTTCTTAACATTTCACTATCAGCAACTGCTTGATGAACATCTTCTAGTGTTAGACCTTGTACTTTGCCAGGATTCCAACCACTCGCCATTGCAACAAAACCTGCCTCAACTTTACCTTTATGCATTATAATAATGTCATCAGGTATTTCTAAACCCATTTCTTCTATTGAGTAAAAAGGTTCATCTGTTAATTGCATTGCTTTAGATGTTTTTTCAACTAAAGATTCTTGTCTTGCAATATAAGATTCAAAACACATTTCATCTGATAGAGTTTTAAATTCAAAGTTCCTCTCATTATATAAATCATCGGTGTATTCCTTCAAGACAACATTGTCTACAGGTTTGAATCGAGGATTCATTGTATAAGGTGTTTGTACTATTTCTTTTATATTCATAATTAATGTGTCCATTATACAGGACATTCAACTCATTGTCAAGCACTTTTTTAAGTTTTTGTTGGGTCAATAAAATCATCATTCCATCCAAAAGCGGATTTTACAACGGATGCTGTTAGTCCTTTGTACATATTATGCAACTTCTTATCTTTTATTCCAATCATTACTGTAGCTTCATCTTTATGAAGACCTTCTAGTATTTGAACAAATAGAGTTTCTTTTCTAGTTTTAGATAATGTATTATCACCACCTACAATAAAATGCCATAATTTAGAAGATTCTGCTTCAAGTCCAGTATGTTCTGTACCTGCTGGAGATTCATTCGCCATATATGGAGGTGTACCTGTTGGTAAATCCCATACAATTTTAGGGTCAAATGCACCTTTCAAGATTCTTCTTAATCCTGGTGTATCATTCTCTTTTAAGATTTCTATTTTTTTTGATTTTACTTTAGCGTTATTTACTTTAGTGAACACTTCACTAAATAACGGTTTACCTGTACCACCTTGAGCCATGGAAGTCATAGCTGCAGGAGATATTAGATTTGGATTTCTTGTTACCATATTTTCACCTCATGTTTAAAAGTCATTTATATTTGTCATTAATGTTTTCAACTTATGGTCTATAAAATATTGCAATAGTTTTGAACTATTTGGTATCTTATATGACCTGTAAGTATTTATAATATCCTCTTGTATCGCTACAGGAATCTCTGTTAAATCAATCAACTTTTTATTTCGTTGATAATTTAATCTTGTTATACTACCGAGTGGTATATTATCTAATTCTGCCCACTCTTGTAATCTTTTTTTATGTATTGGTTGTTGTTTTTCACCTGTTACAAAAACATTATCATCAGATAGTATATTAGGTACGCCATCAGAACGGTCACCTTTTATAATTTGTTCATGTAAAAATTTTATTGGGTCTTCATCTTTAATAAATTTCTTTTGAATCGGACTATATTGTTTTACTTTAGGATATTTGTGCAACTGTATAAAATCTTTATCACCAGATACTATCATAACATTTTCTTTATTATGATTTGCTTCTCTACATAGTATAGCAATAATATCATCTGCTTCTGCATTATCTACCGATAAAACCATGTAAGGAAAGTTTTCTGCAATCTCTTGTTTTACAACTGTAATAATATCAAAAAGGTCATCCCATTTATCCGTTGATTCTTTAGTTTCAATTCTACCTTGTCTTCTTTGATGTTTATAGTTAGGAAAATATTCTCTACGCCAAGGGTTTGCTGAATCAGCACATAATATTTGTGTGCCATACTTCTGTTTAAATTTTAAATTATATCCTCTAATACTATTCAACACCATATGTC